ATACTACCCGGACCAGTAATACCCTCGGGTATCGTTATCTTCATTCTCGGTAGACCATCAAAGAATTTTCCAACAGAACCCTTTATTTCACCTAAGGATTTCGCAAGAGGCGAATCTGCTGCCTGAACAAGCTTACCATCAACTGAGGTTTTGATTCCGTCAAAGAATCCATTAACGCCCGTTTTAATTCCCGATATCTTAGTATCGAATGTGTCTGCTAGAGAAGTCCATCTTGTGTCTATACTAGACTTTATGCCATCGAAGAACCCATTGACACCTGTCTTAATTCCTGTTACCTTAGTATCTACTAATTCTGAGGCGGCAGTCCACTTCATGTCTATAGCACTTTTAATCCTATCAAAGAAGCCATTAACACTGCGACTAATATCACCCAATCTGCCTGCTAATTTAGTCTCACCCCAAACCTTACCAAAGTCGAATGCTTTTCCATCCGCATCTAAAAAGCTTATCGTTGGTAGTCTTGGAAGTTTAGGCTTAAAAGCTTTAACCTTTTTAGCAAACTCTTCAATGCGAATGCCCATGTAGACAATCTCATCAGTAAACTTCGTCCAGTTCGTGTTGAAGGTCTTGAACTTTCCTGGTAATGCCATAGCTTTAATGGCAGCATCAAATCCTGTAAGAGATGCGGCAACTGCTACAATTCCAGATCCTAAACCAAGCATTGACATACTCATGCCGCCAGATCCACCATCACCACCATCACCACCACCACTTGGGGCGACACTTGCTGTGATCTTATCACTCGCTTCCGCAGCCTTAGACTGTGCGAGATTGGCTTTTAGACCAGCCTTACGAGCATTCTCAACTCCAAGATTGAATGTGGCGCTCATGATCTTAGTCTGATCGCTAAGTGACGACCTAATAGAGTCTAATGCAGGAGTCATCATCTTCATCAAATCATCAGAAAGTCCCATGCTTGACTTAGATGTGATATCTACTGTTTGAGGCTTATTACTATTAGGTGGCTGAGCCATTGGTATATCCTATTATGACTTATTTGAGTAAGCTTGAGTTGTGTAAAATGCCGCAACGATAGCCGCTACTGACACAAAATATGTTGGTGCGATATCGCCTAATGTTTTAGATGCTTGATCTAATCCCATAAGAACAGCAAGTACTACTGCGAACGGGTATAAGAGCATGCCAAATAATGCAAACCAAGCCATATTACGCTGTGCGTCTTCACGCTTATCAGCATTCTCGATTTGAATCATCCGCTCATGCTTAGACAATTCTTCATTAGATACGATACCATCACCGTCCAAATCAGCATCATTTAACATACTGTTTTCTGGTAGTTTCTTCGCCATGTCTTTCTCCTAGCTTTGTTGTTTAGTCGTTTCAATAAAATCAAGTAACATATCTAAGTAAAGATCACGTTCATATGGTATTAAGCTTTCTATATCGCTTATCTGATATTTATAATGTTGAGCCAATGCAAAGACATTCTTATAGTAAATCATAAGATTGTTATGACTCAACATTACGTAAAAAAACTCTCCATACCCTCCACAGTGAAAGACTTATCTTTACCTGTATTATCTTTATATGGGATACTATATTTCATCTTAGGCATAGTCTCAAAAAACTGTTGAATTGATTCCATAGTGGCAGATGTGAAGCCTCCTACAAAATCATTAACCTCTTCTTGCGTGAAGTCTGCCAAGTTAAATACTTCATCATTTTCGTTATTTACTGTTGTTTCGATACATGCCATCATTATCGCAAATGTGGACTCTGCCGAACTTCCTTCACCTTCAGCTTTTGGTTGCAAATCTTTAACTTCGTTGATAGAAGGATATCGCATCATGATATAGTACTGTTCATTGAGATCAATTTTTTTATTGTGTTTCTCATCGAACACCACCTCGATATCATTAACATCCATAGCCAACTCAATATCTTCCTGCGTGTCAGGATCAGTGATGTTGAAGTTCATCTCGTTATTAACGGACTTACCACGAATATTAATTATGATGTACTCTAGGTCAAAGGTTGCTAAAGTATCCACATCTACGTCAACGAGACAGTTGTTGATTATCTGCTTAATCGCAAGAATAATCTGATCCATAGATTTAGATTCTTGTGCAATTAGTAGAATCTTCTCTTCTTTGACTGTGAATGGTCTATATTGAACTTTTTTGCCCGTAGACGGTATGACCAACTCAAATAATGGTTGATCGATTTTTGGTAAACCCATAATGTTGTACTCCTATTGTATAATAATAATTAAAAAGATTTTATAATTGTAGAAATATTAGTTACCTGGTTTATGGCATCTTGTATATTTCTAGGTCGCTTCAGTCCTTTAATCGCTTGTGCAAATGTATTTATCGAAGACAAATAGCTCAATAATCCGTTGGCACCACCAACAGAGTCGAGAACCGATCCTGTCACAGCGCCACTTACTTTTACCTTATCATATGTAAAGCCAACTGGCAGTGTCATAACTTCACCAGCGTTGCCCCATGATTCGGTTATGTTTCCTACCTGAATTGGGTACGCACCATCAAATCTATATGTGTACGTGATACTCTCAGATGCGTATGAATACACAACAACCTCTACGGTTGATGCATAATCGTTCTTATATCCCATCTCGAAAGGTAGTGCCCCTTCTGGTGTCGCTGATATTGGACCACCGGATGAGTCGTAATTTACCATCAACTGAGTCCATCTATGAAAGAACTTCAATACAGCAAAGTTGCTGTCTACCATAAATACCGTTGGCAGAATGGGAAAAGTCATCGTCTGAGGTCGTCTAGTTATTGCGCCAAATCCTTGTGTCTGATAGTCAGTAGTCTGAATATCAAATTCTGGTAGAGTTACGCTACGACAGAAGAACCTCAAGTCATCGACAATAGAGTCCTCTTCTCCCTTATTTCTAAGAGCCGGCGGTGGCGTAATACTAACCATAAACAGATTATCTTTAGCAACACCGTGCTTACTGATTGATGAACTAAATTCTTGTATATTAAATCCTGCCATTACTTTATCCTATTTTTCTCTTAGAGTCGGCCCAAACTTGGGTCTTAGATGCGCCTTGGAATCTCTCTAGTGGTAAGAATAGTGCCATATCCCATTCTGATGGGTAGATGTACATGAACTTACTTCTAAGTTGTGAGGTGAGATAACGTTTAATACACGGCTGAAATTCTTTATACTTAGCGGCACTCTCTAACATCTTATAACTCATTTTAAGTCTAGTAGATTCATCAAATCGAGTGTTGCTTGCTGTATCATATAGTGCGTCCATCAACTTAGCACGTAATGGCAAAGGAAGATAGTGCATATTTAATCCGTAGAACCCGCCCTTCACTTTCTTAAAAGGAAATACTAATGGGAATCTATCGAAATATGGTAGTGTTGCTTTATGCTTTGCGTCATAGTAATACATATACATCTGACCGACGAGAGGCTGGGCAGTAAGACGGCTAGTGTCGCCTTTCATCAACTTAGTGTCGCTGATTCGTTTATAGTCTTTTGCACTATTACGATACCATTCACGAGCCGCTTGAGTACGAGCGGGCATTTGTCCTGCCCGAACCCCTTTAGTTAGAATCTCATCAAACAGAATTGCCATTAGATTACAACCACACCTTCGTTAATTAGACGCTCACGATTAACTAAGTGAGCCGCATCGACATCATCTTTGCTACCGCCAAAATATGCAACAGCGTGACCCTCATCGATGAGAACCTCTGTTACTTTACGACCATCGTCTAGAATAAAATCACCTAGAATACGACCAAATTTACCCTTCATGTCTTCGCCCTTCTTAGACACTTGAGTCTTAAGAATAGCTCCATCTTTTAATAGTTGCTTTAGCTTGGCTTTAGATGCTAGACCGAACTTCTTCTCGACTTTATCACGTGTACGTGACTCAGGAGTATCGATGCCCATAATTCTAACACGCTCTTTTCTGAGCCAGATGCCAAATCCTAGATCGATGTCTACATCTACTGTATCACCGTCTATTACTCTTACTACCTTTACTTTATATTCGTACATTACTTTATCCCTAAATGATCTTCGTGCATTATCTGCCAAACGAGCCCATTGTCTTTGCAGAACTCTTCTGCGGCTGCCCACTTCGCTTGATTAATGCCCCAAGTTTTGACTTCGTTTATATATCGTTTAGTCTGATTTCTTTTACCCGTCTTTATCACTGGTGGTACAGTTTGATACTTAGGCTTAACTTCAATCAGAACCTTTTCTTTCTTCTTACTTCTATTTATCTGTTCCACATAGAAGTCTGGAAAGTATCTGTGCCATTTCCCATCGATTGGACTCTTGTATGGTATAATAACTTCTTCACTAGACCACTTGAGAACGTGAGGATGTTTGTCTAAATATCTCATTAAACGAAATTCCCACCCACTTCTGTATATAATACCAGTGGGATCACCCAAATACTTCTGAGGATTGATGGGATTAAACTTTCCCTTATGTGTTTTAAATGCCAATTGATTGAATCTCCTCTAACTCAACTCATATAAATAATTGTAGTTGTCTAACTTAATATTTATAAAGGCTTAAAATCGATGTCAAACACCGGAAAAGTAATACCAGCGGCTGCAGTGATCGCTCAACGACAGGGAAAACAGAGGACTGGTACGTACTCGTTCCCACATACGATCGGACATCATGCTATGATACTCAACTTTAAGACGTATGATTATGGCAACTCATCTCACGCAAGATTAATGAATGCTGAGAGTATCGTACTTCCTTTGCCTAAAACACTACAAGACAACTTAAATATTAAAGTAGGTGCAGACGAGTTAGGTATATTAGGATCATTGGCTGCAGGTGGAATGGATGCTTTGTCAGATTTCAGTGGTATGGGTGATGTTGGCGCTAAATTTAAGTCTATGTTCTCTAAGACTACATCCGAAGTCGAAGCAGTATCGGCTGTTGATACGATTGCTGATGCGGCAGGAGTAGCAGGCGACACTGCACTGTTCTTAGCACGTGCCGGTTTAGGTACTATTGCTCCTGATATTGCAAAGGGTATGGGTGCTGGACAAGGCACTGCTATTAATCCATATGCGACATTAGTATTTAGTGGTGTTGATCTTAAGACACACTCATTCGAGTGGCTATTATCACCTGATACTCCAGAAGAAGCAGAAACATTAAGAAAGATCATTGAACGAATTCAAAATAATATCACGCCAGAGATGCAAGGCGTGAGTATTACGGGTGGTAATGAGACATTATCAAGAGGTCTATTGCGATATCCATCTATGGTTGATTGCTTTTTTCACGGCATCGATAGTAATTACTTCTATCAATTAAAGACATCTATGATCAGCCAATTTAATGTTGACTATACACCTAACGGTATAGCATTAAATAGAGGTGGTAAGCCCAGTGCTGTAAGACTTACGATGACAATGACAGAGGCAGCTATTCATACTAAAGCAGATTATGTACCTAAAGATATAGCAGTAGATACAAGTAATGCTCCAGAGGTGCAAACTAATGTAAGTGCTTCAGATACTCCAAATAGGGACGCTAATGGCGCAGTCATTGTAGCAAATCAAGGAAACGGAGCATGAGTTATTTCAGTAAATTCCCACTAGTCACACGAAATGGCGTGACTACATTAGATATCACTAGACGACCAAAGATTAGTAAATCAATATCAGCCTATCAATATCTTCCCTATACAGTAGAAGAAGGTATGAAGCCAGAAGACGTAGCATTTTATTACTACGGTGATGCTGAGTTAGCATGGCTGGTACTATTAGCTAATGATGTTATTGATCCATATACACATTGGCCTAAGTCACAGCCTAATCTAGAGTCATATATCAAGAAACAATATGCAACACAATCAGGCACAACAGGTGATGCTGTATTAATATGGTCGAAGAATACATCTATTACAAATAATATCAAGCATTACGAGAGTAGATACGTACCTGATATTAAAATTAATCACACAACGTATGTCGCTAATCCTACTGCTGAATTTAGACCAATACGCATATACGATTATGAGTTCGCTTTAAATGAATCCCGTAGACAGATACTATTATTTAATAAGAATTATATGGGTGATATAGAATCATTGCTAGAGAAGAGTTTAAATGGCCAATAAAACAGCGACGGCAACTGAAGCAGGCTTCTATGAGCTAATCAGCTTTAAGATCCGTACTCACGATGCCTCACCAGGTACGGGTATAGAACTTAATCAGATCGTGACAGGATGGCAATTAAGCGAGAGCATGTCTAGTCCTAATGTTATGGGCTCATGTAATATATTAGACGCAGAAGGTGTGATACGTAAGCTACCTATTATTGGTGAAGAGATCATTACTATTAAGTACAGAGACTTTTATGGTGAATTAACACAAAAAGAATTCTTTTGCTTTGGTGTAAGAAACCTAGAACCCGCTGATGTTACAAGCGATAACATGTTAATGTATAAGCTAGACTTCACGAGCGTAGAGAACGTACACGCAAGCACGAAAGAAATTAGCAAGGCATACCGTAATGAGACTATCAGTGAGATGGTAAAAGCTTTATACAATGAATTCTTTGCGAGTAGCACACTACCTGTAAGCAAGAAGCCTATAGAAGTAGAAGATACCATAGGTAATCACACGCTAATCATCCCTTCACTCTCTCCTCACGATGCCATGTTCTTCCTCGCCAGAAGAGCCTACGGCGGTGAAAATTCTACAAACAATTATAAGTTCTTTGAGACAAAGGACAGCTATTTCTTCTGTACACCCGAGTATCTACATGAGAAGTATAAGGAACAACACGCAACAAAAGAAGGTCTAGAGAGCAATCATCTAATATTCTATACAAACAAATCAATGGATGATAGCTCACCTGATGGTCAGTTGATAGCACAACAGACAGTAAGCGGACTTAGCTACGGCAGTCCTTCTAATACAATAGAAGAAGTCAAGGCAGGAACATACAAACGATCTATACTAGAGATAGACATTCTTAATAGAACAACGAATAGAATAAACTATGACTATAGAGATCACATAGACAAGAATCCTATAAAGAACTTAAAGATAGATCATAGCAATGCTTATATAGATGGTCATATGCCTAGTATAAGAGAAGACTACGTGATCAAAGACTTTAATACACCTGGTCAGATAGAGAGAGACAACAGAGCGTATCCATTTTATGCTGAAGTCCTTAATAATGGAAGAGTATTTAATTCTCATATGAGCAAGTACTCAATTAATTGCAATTTAAGTGGTCGAATCAAGCTAGTTCCAGGAATGGTTATATTTATAATGGTGACCCGTAATGAAGTGGCAACGAATCCAGTGCCAGATAAAGAACGAGACGGCTATTACATGATCACAGATGTAGTCAACGTGCATAGCGAGGATACCTATTTGCAGAGTGTGATGATGACCAAAGGCGGACTTACAAAGGACTTCGACAGATCATTCGATGAGTCCAATACAAGCAAGATACTTGACAACATATTAGGAGCATTATAAGATGAGTGCAGGCTTTAGCAATTTACTATGGTTCGTGGGAGTAGTAGAGTATCGAGAAGATGCCTCTAATGATGGTCGTGTTAAAGTACGAGCGTTTGGTATCCACAATTCAGATAAGAACGAAGTAGGTACAGATGATCTGCCATGGGCTATTGTGATAGACGGGTCATACGGAGCATCTTCTAGTATACCTGACATAGGTGAATGGGTGTTTGGATTCTTTATGGACGGAGCTGATGCACAACATCCTATGATACTAGGAAGAATACCAGGTGTCAACTTGCAATTACCACCAGAAGCAGGCGCACCTAATGAAGTGTCTATGATCCCTACTGCATCTATACATAAGTTTGGTAAGCCTCCTTTGCATAGAGCAATGGGTGGTGAAGATGCTGATGTGGGTCAAGCTACGTTACAACAAGCCTCTAAGAAGAATAACATAGAGACTGCTCTAGGAGCTTTATGGTCTGAGCCATCTATTATGACACCTGAAAGAAACCTTGACAACAGAGTCTATACGAGTAAGAACGATAATAACTTTGTAGTCCTATCTGATAGCGAAGATGGAGAAGGAACATATATCCTTGTCTCTCATAAGAGTGGTTCTGCTGTACAAATTGATTCACAAGGTACCGTGTTTGTCAAGTCACAAGGCGATACTTATAATAGCAGTGAAGGCTTTACTCTTAATAGAACTAAGCATAGCCACCATACGAACGTAGAAGAAGGTGATTGGGATCTTAAAGTAGAGAATGGATCGGGTAAGATATGGATTAGTGGTGACTTAGATGTAGAGTGTGAGAACTTTAATGTGACTGCACGTAATACAATGAACCTTAATGCAGGTACAGCCGTTAACGTATCTGGTGGTAAGGTGGGACTCTTTGCTACTGCTGATGACATTAACCTAGCCGCTAATGCAAATATAAAGATGAAAGCAGGCTCAAACCCCTTGACATTGGGTGGGATATATGCTCAAGCATTGTTTGGTGATGTACACGTTGATAGCTATAAGA